TGATTTCATTATTATTTTTTTTAGATATTTTTCATCTACAATTTTGTAATCCATCACCATGTTTTTATACATATAGATAAAACTTTCTTTTATTGTCATCATATGTTCTTCCTTATATTTTTTTAACTCTTTTTTAGTTGGTTTCTCATTGTCACCCCAAATTTGATCTACCAAAGCCTTTAATAATTTCTTACCTTTTACGTAACCAGATAAACGAAGAGTCATTTGTGTTCGACTTAAACTAACATATGCTTCAATGAAAGATCTATTCGTGAACATTATTTTTAACCACTTTATAAGTTCAATAGGATCATTTGGTTTTAAGATTTTATAAGCTGGTTTGTCTTCCCAATATTTCATTGCCAATTGATCACTTAATTTAAACTTATGTTTAAAGGTTCTAAGAATATTTGTATTGATCATATAACTATATCTTGGATGGTATAATCTGTTTGTATAATCATCAATGGAATGGGCAACTAAATCATTGTCTTTTGTATTTTGTGCTAAAATAAAGGAAGTAACAATCATTTTTTTTACATCATCCCCACCATATTGGTATAACCTATAGTTATTAACATTTCCTTTACACAACATTGTCAATAAAGGGTATTGATCAGGTGTACCAAACCATTCAATTGGAACTTTATATTCATCTATTCCTAAATCATTCTTTTGACCTGGTAACAAGGAATATGCATCACGTATACAATAATTATGTAATCTCTGAAAAAAATAGCAAAAAGAATTTGAACAACCCATCCTCATACATTCACCTTGTCTTGATAAACCTGCTTCTATATCTGTTTTATACCCTGTACATGGCAATGATAGGTTTACTTCTTTTGTTTTCTTTATTTTTGGGTAAATCATCTGACCATTAAAAGAAATTAATGAAACAAATTCTAAGAAAACAGATTGACAATTTGTTTTTCTATCACTATCATTATAACCTGATAATTTCATACACATCTTAAAAAAAGATCTATAATTTTCAAATTCTATTTCATTATTATATACTATTATTTGTGCATAATCATCTGAATGTTCCATATGCCAACACTTGAAATCATCTTTCCTAGGGTGTGGTGATAATATACTCCATAAATAATTTGTATAATAATTACAAGCTGAAGCCTTTAATGAGGAAGCATAATTAAACATTCCCTGAAGAAAATTTTGTGTGCTATGAATATGTGTTTGGTTGTTTTTCAAATAATCTTTTGTATTTTTACCTCTAAAACAATATAATACTTCTCTAGGAATTGTTATATCCTTGTCTGCCCATCTAAGGAAACCTATTTTTAACAAATCAAAGAATAATCTATCTTTGTTGTCATTTTGTTTTAAAGCATCACACATTGTAACAAATGTACCCATTGATTCAGCTGCTGACCATTTTGTACAATCACCATTAACATATCTAAGTCTCATAGAATTTTCCTTTGCATATTCCGTAGCACGATTCAATGATTTTTGTATTGTATCCATTTTTTTATCTCCAGGAACAGAAATACATTCCGTTTCACATAACAAACATATTTTCTTGAAAAAAGTTTCGATAATCCTACCCATCGCTTTAGCACCAAGATTTATAACATAAAATTCCCTTTTACTACCATATTGTGATTTAATACATATATCAGCAATTACCTTACCTTTTTGTTCATCCAAAAAATACCTTACTGCATCCTCCACATAAAAAATTTCTTTACCTTTTTTCATAGATTCTTCCAGCAAATCAATACTTGTTTCCCATACTTTTTGTCTTTCTTTATTTTTATAATATGTAGATTTGTTATCAACCAGTTCAATGAATTCTTCATCATAGAGATCAGCCAAACTATAACCAGATTTTGTTAATTTATTCATTAATCTTGTTCTTTTAACTTTACTTGCTTCACTATATTTTTTTGGTTCATATTCTCTTTCAATACTATGGATTACTGCCTTCGTACTCACAATTACAGAAAAACATTCTGATAATACTTCATTAATTATCTTATTATAATCTGGCTTTATTATATTCAATAAGTGTGTAAAGGAATGATAAACAAAATCTCTTGAGAATCCTATATCATTTTCTAATCTATTTGACAAAAAATCGTTTACATTTTTAAATTCAAAGTAACCTTTTGAATATTCAGGCAATTGTTCGTCATATTTCCTTTGATAATTTAATATAGTATTTATAGCATTTATTTTTTCATGGTATATACATGATGGTTCTTTTAATGTTAAAACATAAATAAAAGCTTCTTCCATTATCATATCTATGGAATTACAAGTCATTTTTGTCCATAAAGAAGGTATACTAACCCTGCCACCTATTGTCTCTGTTATTCTCCTGTTTGAAGCATAATCTGGTACTATGTTTGTTACACCACTACCATCGATAATTGTTTTTGTTATTTCGCATAGGTTATTAATACATCTTTCAACAATCCATGTACATAAATGATCATGATAAGGTGGTGCGAATTTCGTCTTTAATAATTTACCAATGTTTGTATGTGATGAAAATGCAGACATGTATGCATATCTCATATCCATTAATAACTCACAAGCTTGTTGATTTGTTGTTGTTGCGATTAAAG